CTTCCAGCATGACGCCCTGCTCGGTCATCAGAGCAGCAGCTTCTGCGATGTCGGAATAACCGCCAGCAGCAGTGGTGCGCTTCGAAACGATCGTGCCCTGGTTCGACGCAACCGACAGAACGGCAACGTTGATGTCCGAGGCGAGCTTCTGTGCAGCGGCCTGACCAAGACGGTTTTCCTGCAGCTGGTCACGAAGTTCTTTCGCGGTCAGCAGAGCAGTCGAGTGCTTCTGGTAGCCGATGGTCGCCGGAACCGCGAGCTGGGTGTTGTCACCGAAGTTCGAAGTTGCGTCCGAGCCATCATACGACTGAGCGATGTAAGGCATCGGGCGCCAGATGGTGTCCGAAGAGCGCTCCATCTGCTGGCCGTTGGTGTTGTATTTCGTCACGAGCGACGAAAGCACGAGAGCGTCATTGAAGCCCTCAAGGATGTTTTCGAACGCGACGCGTTCCTCTTTGCTGAAAGAATTCGCCATTTAGGCCTCCGTAGATGTGTTAAGCCGAGCGCTTCTGCTTCTTATACTGGAAAACCTTGGAATAGTCTCCAGTCCTTTCAGCCTCTGCGCGCAGCCGTTCAAGGGTGCTGTCAACCGAACCAGAAGGACGGCCTGTGCCGCTGGATACCTTCTTCTCCGGCTTTGCTGACGCCTTACGCGATGTCACTTTCAAATTGGTCTCCAATTTAGCAACCGCGAAGGCGAACTTCACGGGATCTGTGATCGATGCGAGTTCCTTCGCTTTTTTCGGGTTCTTGCCCAGCGCATAGACCACCAGAGCGGGGCTCTCCGCGCCCTGAATGATCATTCCCTGCTGCATGACGCTGAGAGTGTCCTGAACAACGTCCTCGGCGAACTCATAGTCTTTGACTTTGAGATCCGCTTTGGAGCTGTGGTAGCTCTCCAGCTTCTTTTCCCACTCCTTCTGAACAGCTTGCTGCTCGGTCTGAATGGAAATCTGGCGTTCGTCATGGTGGCGCTTCTTTTCATACCACGCCGCAAGATCCTTCTCATATCGCTCGGTGTCGTAATCGGCGGCTTCCAGAGTGGGCTTCGGTCCGAGCGGCTGGGCTGCGGGTGCTGTGCCCCGTTCCATCTGCGCGAGCTTCTGCTCAAGTTCCTTGGCGCGTCGCTTTTCCTCACGATACTGCTTGCGAAGATCTCGAACCCAATGCGGGGCACGAGCTTCCTCTTCATCTTCGGGGTCAGGCGCTTCCCCATTGATCGTGACAACAAAGTCTTCTTCTTCGTCTTCGGCTTCCGCCTCAACTTCCTCAGCTTCGGCCTCAGGGGCGTCGGTCTCTTCCTCCGCCTCCGGCTCCTCTGCCTCGGTTTCCTCGAAGTCTACTTCGTCATCAATTTCTGCCTTCTCAAGTGTCATACAGATCCTCGTTCAATTCTCACCCATCATTGTGTGCGGCTGGGTGGCTGCCGCATCTCGGAGCCAGTGATCACCTGTTGGAGATCCTTGGCTGTATTCACCACGTTCGAGCGCTCTTTCTGCTGGATGCCAGCGAGGGTCTCGACGGTCTTGGCGCGCGTCTCTTCGGCGCGAGCCATAGTGTATTCTGTATCGGCCTGGGCCTTGACTGCCTTGGCCTGGGCTTCCTGTGCCGCCGCCTGCAGATACTGCGCCTGCGGATCGGGCTGGCCTTGGAGCTGCTGCAGCTCAGCCATCAACTCTTCCTTCTCCTGATCGGTCGGCTCAATCGCGCCCATGCGGATCAGCTTCTGGCGGAAGAACTTGCGAACATCAGACAGGCCTTCGCCTTCCATGTTCATCATCGCCATGGACTGCAGAACCACCTGCGTTTCTGGGTCGGTCGTGATCTGCATCATGCCCATCAGAGAGCGAACAGTGGCAGCGCGCTTCGAAGAAGAGGACGGACCCACCTCCACGTTCACGTCGAACTTGGCGCGGCTCATGTCGTTTTCGTATTCGATCTCTCCCGTTTCTGCGCTCATCACAGGCTTCACAAGCTCGATGCGCTCGAGCTCACCCTGCATCCCCACGCCCTTCATCTTGCGCTTCTCTTCAACGTAGGTGTCGCGCGCCATGGAAAGCCAAATCTCGCCGCAGCGCTTAATCGCCTTGGCCATGTTGGACATGTAGATGAACGACTGCATATCGAGGCGGTTCTGGATCAGCTCGATGGCCTTGCCAGAGACGTTCGACATGATCTCTTCGCCGGCCTCTTGCTTGCCCAGCACGTCCACCATGTCCTGCTCGGTGATCTGCAGAAGGCCAGCGAGCGCAGGCGGGATCTGCGGCGGCTTGGTGTAGCCGATCGGGCCAGACATGACCTCCTGGCCGTTGGCGTCCGTCACCGTGTTCAGCAGAAGGTATGGGTAGTTCTTCAGATTGTCCTCGGCCCACATCACCTCAAAGCCCGCCACCTGCTCCGGCGTGAACAGCGGCTTTTCAACGGTGGAGAGCGCAGAGATTTCGCCCAGCTTCGAAAGCTGCATGTTCTTCAGGCGCTGGGCATCCTTGGCCAGACGCACATGGCCCATGCAGCGCTCGATGTTGTCGATGAACCAGCGCTTGCCATAGACCGGAACAATCGGGATTTCGCAGCCAGCGATGTAGCCAGCATCTTCCAGTATGCCCGAGCCGCTCATGATGTATTTGCGGACCTTGCGGCGCTTCACGCGCTTCTGGCGCACCTCGATGGTGCCGATGGTGTTCAAGGTCTCATCGAGCATCTCATCGCGCTCGAAGTCGGTCTCGGTGTAGCGCTCTTCCTCTCCGTCGATGGTCTGGAAGATGCGGATCAGCTCGGACGTTTCCTCAACGCGGTAGACCTCGGCCACATAGACCATGTCAGGCGTTGCCCAGTCGAACTCATACTGGTGGATTTCTTTCGGCCAGCTTGCCGGATCATCGTTCCACTCGGCACGATAGGCGTCGCGGGTCATGGCCGTGAGGACAAAGCACATGCGGGCGTCTGACTTGTCCTGACGCTTGGCATCGAGATCAAAGAAGACCGTGCTGTCTGCGTCGTAGATCGGCTCGATGCGGATGCGCTGGTGGTCATTGTCTTCGTCGTATTCGTCTTCATAGACAGAGCGCAGGCGGAACGCACCGAAGCCACCACCAACAGCCTCTTCGAAGGCGTTGTCGTATGCCTCATCCGCGCAACTATCTTGCTCATCTGCTCGGAAAAGCAGGTCGCAAGTGTCGGCCAGCTTGTCATCTGCGTCGCCATCCTTGCTGACGAAATCAACGCTGATGCGGTTGTTGCGGTATTCGTTGATGATCCGCATGACCGAGAGGTGGATCTTGTTTACCTCGAAGCGGGGCTTGTTGTTGAACTGCTCCGCGAGGTTGCCTTCCCACTGGGCACCAGCAATGGAATAAAAGCGACGGTCTTCAAGGCACTGCAGGCGCTCTTCACGCATAGAGGCTTGGATGCTGTCGAACTCGAGCAGAGCTTCGTCGTGAATACTAGCCAGACGTTCCTGCTTGGTCATTCTTGCCACGGTATAGCCTCGCAATAAAATTTGCCGCGATTATAGTGCACCATGGCAGGAAAAACAATCATCGAGCAATGGGCATCACAACAGCTAGTGGTTTGGCCTTCGGTTTCTGCTGTATATTGGCACGTCTAGCGCCCTCACACGCATAGCGCAGAGCGTCGATCACATGGTTGTCCTTGTCCTCTAGGACAGGGAGAACGCCACCAGTGTTGGGGTCTGTCTTGTAGCTGTAGAGCGTCAGTTCGTCGATTGTGTGCTTGCAGCGCGGGTGCACGATGATGTCGAAGCTCTTCAGCCACTCCACGCCCTCTTCAACAGATTTTGGACCCTTAATAGCAGACTGGATCTTCGGGAAGCCGTTCTTCCGCATATGGCTGATTGTCTCTGGGCGCGCGCTATCGGCCACCATGGGCCATCTCTCGGCCTCTGGGATCGACATGAACAGCGAAGGCGTGTCCACAATCTCGCAGCCCACCTGATAGGCCTCATAGTCAATGTATAGCTTGCGACCTACGATGTGGCAGCGGATGCCCACTGTTGGGTCAGTGGCAAAGCCCCAGTCGGCACCGAGGCGATGGATTGCGTCAGGCGGTGCCTCGAAATCCTCAATGGTCCAGTTCTTGAACACTCGCGTCTCGCTGTTGCGGACGTATTCGCCCTTCCAGACGTGCAGGTATTTGTCAGGGTCGCGGCGCTTGTCGTATTCCATCTCTTCCTTGAGCTCGACGGGGAACCAAGGATTGTCTTCGAAGTTGACCTCGACCACCACGCTCTTTTCGGGTGGATAGTTGCCGCGCAGAAGACTTTCGATTGGATCGTGCTCGAACCGAGGGTTCCATGTGAACCATAACTGAGAGCCAGGCTTGCGGATCGTCGGGCGCAGGATGTCGAGCGAGAACTGACTGAGGCTCTGCGCCTCCTCCACCCAAGCGATATCGTAGCCTTCCAGAGACTTGATACTGTCTGCCGTGTGGTTCTGCAGGCCCTGGAAGATGATGATGCCGCCATGAACAGATCTGATCTCAAACTCCTTGATCTGGAACATGTGCGAGACGCCAAGCTCCTGGATCTTGTTCTCGAGCAGCTTTTTGACCGACTGGGCCAGAGACTTCTGCACCTCACGAACGCAGACAGCGTCCACTCGCTCCATCACGCTGCGCTCGATCAGCATTTCTGCGAAGAAGTGCGACTTGCCAGATCCACGGCCACCGTGTGCGCCGAGGTAGCGTGCGTTGGGCGCCTGTAATATTGGCAGCGCCCAGCGCGGGGTTTTGATCTGGAGGTTCATCGTCCGATGTTACGCAGTTCCATCAATTGCTGGATTTGGTCTTCTGTGATGCCTTTGTTTCGGAGTTGTTGAGGCGTAAGTCCCAATAGGCTTTCTGCACCCGCTCCTGTGCCCGGGGCGAGATCAGATCCACCACCAGCTCCAGCTCCCCCAGAAGTTCCTCGTCCGATACCGGTCTGTTCTCCCGGTATAGATCGCTCACCCCCGCGTCCAAAAGATCCTCTTGCCTCTTGGATAAGTCCTTCAGGTGCGGACCTAAAACTCGTCGCACCTGCTCCACGAATTCCTGCCGCCGTTGCTGCTCTGTCTGCATCAGTCCCACTCCATCTCATGACGATCACGGGCGGCATGCCCATGCTTTCGTCCCAGCCATCAGAACGCCACGCGTCGAGAAGATCTTCGAACGCCTGCTCGCCATGATCGGCAACATACATTTCCTTGTCGAACGGAACGCGCCCGACCTCCTCAAAACCAAAACGCTTGTAATAAGTCGGCAGAAAGCCGTTCGGGAAACGCTTCGAAGGAACAGCAAAGGCATCAAGGATATTTACACCCTCGTCAAGCGCCTTTGCGATTACGCTAGGTGCAGCAGTTCCTCTTGATCCCGGAGCGTTGCTGACAACACCCACCAAGGCTTTGTCATCTGGCTGCATCTCGACACCTGCCCAAGAATAGTCTGGCTTCTTGTCGATCGCAAAGAATACGTCATCATCGCCAAGCTGATAGGCCACCAAGTCACCTGATCGGGCACCGGCTTTGACTTCCTGTGGCGTGTAGTTCGTCAGCGCTGGGCGATATTTGTTGTTTTGGATCGCGTCCACAAATGCCTGCGGAGAGGCGCCACCTTTGGTCACAGGAGTTGTAGTTGGCTTCCACTTGTCGGTCATTGAGTTGACCAAAATGCGAGTGTCTATGGCGGTCAGATCAAATTTCTTTGCGGCCTCATATGTCAAAAGGCGCTCAAGATTTTCCACGTGCTTTCCGGTCACCTCTTCAATGGGGAGGGTCAAGTCAAAGGCGCGACGGCCACCATTGTTGAACTCAGGGCCAAACGCCTTGATGTTCTTTTCGCCCCAGAATGTCGGGAATGCTTCGAATGTTGAGATGTTCTGATCGAGAGCGCCGAAGATGCGGCCACGGATGCCATATCGATAGCTCGGGTGGATCGGTAGTCCTGCAGCCGCAAGATCCACTGGCGGTGCGCTAAAGTCCGGCTCAATGAAGAACAGAACGTCGCGCGGATTTGCCCCTGCGTAGTTCTTATCAACCGTTTCCTGCAGAATGCGGCTGACATTTGGAAGACCTTTTCCTTGAAATGTTTTGTTCCCAATGATGTCTGCAATCCGCGAACGCGCCTCGAAGCTGGACTCCCGAATGAAGTCATCGATGTTCGGACTGCGGAAGCCGGGGAATTTTTCCAGCTTTGCAAGCGCCGGATCTCCGCCTGCCGCTGACTGGCGCACGGCGACATCAAGTGCGTCAAGAACATCAGGCGTGATGCGCCCATCTCGCACATATGCCTCAGTCGTTTTGATGATTGAGTTGACAACAGACGTGTTTGATTTGTGGCTGTCAGGGTTCATGGCGCTGACCGCAATCAGATCAGCACCCTTGCCAGTCTTCTTTGTGCCAATGCTTTTTGCATCGACAGCCCAAGCCAATCCGGCTTGTTGGCTTGACGGGAGCAATGGATAACCTGGCCCACCGAACAAGCCCTCTGGCACATCGAGCTTGGAAGCGTCAATCCCAGTGTAATCTCGGCCAGCGGCAGTCAGGTCGGCCACCGTCGGGATAA